GCCGCTCTGCTTTTGAATGTGTTGAAATCGCTCGGACCAACGCCCCATAATTTCGCCTGGTCAGAATTTTTCAGACCAATTTCTTTGAGTGGTTCATATGAGTCCAGCATCATTTCCCATCGCTCCTGCGGTGTGTTATAATCAACTCGTGTTAGTGAGTCTGTTTGGGGTGCCACCCATCAGGCTCTTTTTTCATCCATCTCATAAAGCCGGCAAGCCTCAAAGCCGCTTACCCTTTCGTTTTTTACTCTCATCTGTGCCATGGTCCTTTTCATCTCGTTGCGTTCCTGGATTCGGCCCTCTTCGCGCCCGATCTCCCTGCCTTTTTCAAAGCTGTCTTTGCCTCCGATCCGGATGCCGGTCAAAAGCGTTACTGCAAACATTGCTACCAGTATGATCATCCCGTACTCTTCCACGCTTTAGCCCCCTCTACAATAATCTGCTCGATATCGTCTTCTTTTCTGCCGGGTCTAGGCAGCAGCTTGATGTCCATGAGGTCGTCCGTCAGGACCACGACCACGCATTCTCTGTCCGGAAACGCCTCGAGTATTGCCTCTTTGATCTTCATGATTTTGTTCTTCAAAACTTCACCTCCTTGGCCATGGCCTTGAATTTCTGGCGCGTGTTGGTCCACTCCCTGTTCTTCCATAACCACCGGATGCACCTGAGATAGAAACTTATCATGCCTATAGCCTCCTTAGGTCATATTTATCGCCAGATTTTTCTAGTATCCAGTCGCCAAGCAACATGGTATTCGTTGGCCTATGATCAAGTTCGGCATCAATATCCGCCATTTCTTTATCTACATGCAACGGAGTGATCAAAGAAAGCGCTATCAATGCGGTTTTAACATCTGATCTGGTCATCTTAGTAATCCTCCCCGTAGAGCTCATCACTTGTCAGCTCGTCGCCATAATTGTTGCCTCTGATGTAACTCTCCACTTTATCGTGGCAGCCGTCACAGACCTTCTTAAATGGGATTCCGTAGTTGTCATTGATCCAGTAAAGGTCCTCCCGGTCAAACTCCTCGTGGCACTCCATGCAAAGTTGTTTTTCCAAACTTCTCACCTCCGCGGTGTCGTTTCGTAGAGTTTATTCATAACTGCGTCCAGATGAGTGCACCTTTCCCTGAGAAAGCTCGCGTTGCCTTGTGCGTTTGGGAACCTTGGAGAGCCATCCGGGTTCTGCTCTTTACATAGGTCTTCCCACACGGCAAGATCGGCCTTCCTATTATCTTCTGTCGCGCTGAGATAGCTGCGCAGTGAAACTATTTCTTGTTCAGTCAGTTTAATTTCGTACACCTTCGTACAACCCCCTAAAGAATGCCGGCAATCGCAACAGCGGTACCGATCATCACGCAAAGAAAAATAAATGCCACTGCTGCCGCGGATCCGCAGGCAGGTCCGTAGTAGTCGAAGATCCTGATCAGCGCCATCGCCGCCAGTATGATGATGATCAATGCAAAAGCGCTGATCAGTAATCCACCTATCAATCCCATAAGAACCTCCTACTCTATGACCTCATGACAAATGCTCCAGTCGCCGCGCTTAAACTGATCAAGTGTCTCGAACTGTTCTTGATCGTATGGGAATGCATAGCTCAGAATTCGCTCATCTTTGCTTTTCCAGGCTTTGTCGCCATAATGATTTACAAACCTTGTATGAGCTTCCGCCAAGCTGTCTGCTTTGATCTTCACATAACCCCGCTTGAAAAGCTGACCGTCTGAACCAAACGTGAAATAGTAATAGCTTGGCTCCTCGTACATGACTTCTTTACCATTAAGCAGCGCGTAGTCAAACTCTCTATTCGCGCCGGCGCTGTCCTGCCAGTTATCAAGGAAGTACACTGCTTCGCAGGTATCGATCATGGCGTAGCAGATTCTCATGTACTCGTGAACTTCAAAGCCGTCCGGAAGCACAGCGGGATTCATCACGGTATGGCCACGACTTTCCAGCCTCTCAGCTGCGGCTCTAAATCTTTCTCTGTAACCCTCAAATCCGGTAATTTTTCCAGCGATATAAACTTTCAAATCTCTCACCCCTAAGCTCTGCGGCCAGTGATACTGGTCGTTTTTTTAGTGCAGTTTTTGCATGTATCCGGGCTTTTCCAGCTGCAGTCACACATGAAGGATCGCCTCCACAATTTTATTGACCTCTACCGCGCTGAGTGGTGCGAGGAAGCTCTCTCCGTCCTGATCCACTGTCTCTTTGATTAGGATGCAATCTCCAACCAGGTAACTGAAACCAACCCCATCCGGCATGAGTCTTGAGGCTCTTCGGTTAAAATCCAGGCCTTTCATCTTTCCCTCTTCATTCACGACCATCAGGCAATCAGCGCCATTGATGAGCCGGGGCTTAATCGTTTCGACATAACCGCCGACCTGCTCCTGGAGCCATCCCATAATTGAGCCACCCTCTTGCCTTGGTGTAACGACGGTGATTGCGCCCTCAGCGCCAAGTTTTACTGCGAACATACACTTCCTCCCCAGAAAATTATTTGCTTTCACATTGCTCGCACCCGACGTATTCATAAAACTTCGAACGAGAAATGTAGTATGTCCACTTTTTTGACATTTTGACCGCACTTCCAAATGGAAGCCGCTCCTTCTGTAGCCCTATTCTTACGAATTGCATCGACTTTCCCATAATGGCCGCAGCCTCTTCAACAGACATGCTTTTGCCCTCATTATTCACTTAAATCACCCCACCTCTTCCTCACTTGAAAAAGACCTGATCAATACAAAAGACTCTGGTTGCCGGCGTACCTCCCGGAGAACTATGATCTACAAATATGTCACACCAGTGCTTGTCGTCACGCCGATCCGGTTCGTGGTAAAGGATTTTTGAGACCACGCCGTATTCGTTGTCATAGATTGAATTGTCACCCATCAGGTATAACGGACTTTCTCCAACTTCATAAAAAACACTTCCGGGGCCGGCTTTAGTTCTTATCTTCCTGCATGCAGTAAGATTCAATGTTTCACCTCTTCCTTTTCAAAATCCAACTCACCACGTTGACCCTTATTCAGCGTCATTTGAAGTTCGTCGACACTATGTTCAGCAATGAACTTTTCAGTAAACAAATGGCTCGAATCTACGCTTAAATACTGGAACTGCGAAATGTCGATGATTCGATTTTTCTTCATCCATTCGCGCTTTTCTTTGGTTAAACCTGGCATTTTGGCATCCTCCTAAAACCGGTTAAGCGTCTCATAGAGATCACATAGAGCGCTGGACAAATCACAAAGCTCTTCCGGAACCGAAGCGGATTTTGACGCCTCTGCGACCAGCTTCATCTGCTCTTTTAGAAGTTCCTCGGCGTTAAATGGCTTATGATCTGGCGTTGGTTCATCCGGCTTTCTTCTTGCCTCGCGACGCAGTTGAGACATGACGACATCCGAAACACTTTGCAGCTCGTCTTTGCTAGTGACATTCTCCGTCTTGACAAAATCCCGGAGGTTCTCAATCAGCTCTTTTTTAAAGATTTCAACTCCGTGTTCAACCGAATGGATGTGACCGCGGCTCGCGCCGACCAAAATTCTGTCTTTCAGAGCGTCGATCTTTTCTTGGTCCATAGAAATTTTTATAGTAGTGTTTTTCATGATGCTGCTCCCCTTTCAATCCTCAATTTGTTCATTGTCCTCATCACACATCAGCGTGATCTCTGATATTACACCGTCTTTGTGTCCGTCGATGATGCAGTGGACCGTATCGATCTTCTTTACGCTTAGCGTTCTTTCACTAGGGCCCGATGGCAGCCACTGCTCAAAATAGACTTCAGCATCACCTGGCATGCACTCGAGAGCTCTGATCATTTCACTTGCTTTCATAGTTCGATCCTCCTTAGGCGGTTGGTTTGAGTGTTTCAAGAATCTCATTGATATCTGTTTCAAAGAGTTTTACTGCGACGGCGTAAAGCTTGTTAATGTGTTCAAACTTCTCGGCATACCCAATGAGCGATAGATGATCTTTCTTTTTTGAGCATTTGGCATTGTAGTTATCGCAGCGCTTCTTGATATCAATGTGGTATGTCTCGTTGAAAACCCTGTAAAGCTCACGCCAGCGCTCCTGGAAGTTTGCCCTTTCGTGTCGGACAACGCGGTTGATAATGTCGCGTTTCGTAAGAATGTCCAGGTCAGAGACAAAGCCGGTTATGATCTCGTCTTTATAAACCACTTCAGACGATAGCGACTCGATCTGCTTTGCTCTGTATCTATCGAGCTCAGCTGCGGCAATCGATGCTTCCTGAGCGGACTTTGCATTGAATATCGCAAGTTGCAGCTTCTGCTCGTCTGTTAGGATCATCGCCATCTGATGATTCTGCGCTTTAAGTTCTTTGATCTTTACAATGAGTTTGCGTCTTGCTACCGCATCGTATCTGGCGGCGAGCTGCATGAGGCCTTCTTCGTTCATGATGAAGCACGGCATCTCTCTGTTCTGCTGGTTGATGTATGAGGACTGCTGAAAAATTAGCAGTCCTTCTTCGCCAATCTTTTCAATCTCGTCTTTAATGTCGGCCAAAACATTCCTGTGTTCTTTTTCAAAGTGCTCTGCAATCATCCGGCTATCTGCGCAGACTTCTCCGTTCTCAATTCTGATCAGTTCGTTCATCTTCGTCCTCCTTCTTAAACTCAAATATGTCTCCGATGGTGCAGTTTAGGTATTCGCATAACCGTTCAAGCGTAGCGAACTCAATTGAAGTCGTTCTACCGTAGCAAAGGCCGGTCAGCGTCGTTCTGGATATGCCTGTTGCTTTTGATATGGTGCTGATTTTGATGCGCCTTTTTCCTAACAGCTGAGAAAATTTATTTTCCAACATTCTGTTCACATCCATTCTCCACCTCCGTTTTTGTCCAGACTATTGAACGTTTCACAATGCGTATTGTACGTTAATCTTTTTGCGTTGTCAATTGCTTTTTTGTTCAATACGCTGTACAATTTGATCATAAAAGGAGGTTTTTTAATTGTTGAGGTGTAATTTGTCTGTATTGCTAGCCGAACGAAGCTTGAAATCAAGCAAAGTCTCTAGAGACACTGGTATTTCGAGAACCACATTAACTTCACTCATTTACAACCATGGGCAAGGCATCCAGTTCGATACGATCAATACTTTATGCAACTATTTGAAGATCATGCCTGGTGACTTATTTGATTACATCCCGATCGAAATAAAATTTGATTTTAAGAGCCATACAAGATATCAAATGAATTTTGATTTGATCACTACTTTCAATTCGAAGACAAGAACTTTTAATCTTTGCGCTGTAATGGAAGACAATACAGTGACTTTCGAAGACGAAGACGGCGAAGATGATACTATCGTCGGGACCGTATCAATCCACGTGATGTATTTCGATGAAAACGAACCTGAAGATTCAAAGAAATACTTGAGCGAAATCCTTTCAAAACTTACACCTGGTTTTGTTATGGATCTTGAAAGCCGAATTTCTGAACGCGTAATCGATTACTACATTCAAGAAGATGAAATGGAAGTTGAGTTTTCTTGGGACAGCGATTTCGGAATTTAGTTTTGTTTCAATCCGATAAAATCGGATTCGACACCAAAAAAAATATTGTCTGGATGAATGTGATACAGACGGCAAAAGTCCTCCATTAGCGAACGAGGAATATTTGATGAATCTGCCTCGTATTTCCCAATGGTATCAATGCTTTTGTTTAGTTCTTTAGCCGCTTCAGCTTGCGAATAACCAGCATTTACCCTCGCTGCCCTGAGCGTCAATTTCAACTCTTTCAATTGCTTCACCCCCTTTTATCAAATCCTTGAATCCATCATAATCCGATATTATCGGACTGTCAACCGATTTTTTCGGATATTTTTCTTTGTTTTTTCTCGTTTAGGGTATACAATATCAACAAAGGAAGAGGTGATTTTCTTGGCTAGGTCTAAACTTAGCGAATCCGAAAAAGCTGAAATTGATAAAATGGCTGAAAATCTTAGAAGTATCATGAAGAGTAAAAATGTTACTCAAACACAATTGGTCGATTTAACCGGAATTGCCAGAAGTACAATTTCTGATTATTACAATGGCAGAACCGAAATAAGGATCGGAAACCTAGAAAAAATTGCTACTGCGTTAGGGGTTAGAAAAAGCGATATTGACGGGACATTGCACCATATTCTTAAACCAAAACTATTTAAAAAACAAAATAAGTATCCCGTTTATGGTCGAATTTCTGCCGGCGGCCTAAATGCAGCTGAGCAGTACATAGAAGGTTTTGAGTATGCGAAGACAGATGATGATGCGGATTATTTTTTCTTGAAGGTCGAAGGCGATTGTATGTCTGGATCCAGAATCAAAAACGGAGATTTGGTCCTAATCAGAAAGCAAGACTACGCCGAAGACGGCCAGATCGTCGCGGCGCTGATCGATGGCGAGGACGCTACCCTAAAGCGATATAAGAAAGCAAATGGTCACGTAATCCTTTCTCCGGACAACCCCGATTACGAGATCCGAGTTATCACTGAAGAACAAATACCAAGGACCCTGGTTATCTCAGGATCCTTGGTATTTTAAAGCAATTGGTTGTCAAATTTTAAGTTATTTCTATTCAGCAGCGACTTCGTCTGCATTAATCACGAATATCGCCTGCCCGGTACCAAAAACATTAGGCTCAAATATCAATTCCCATTGAGTTTGACCTTCTGAAACAGAATAACTCATCTCACCTCGAATTTTTCGACCGGCTCCAATTTCGCCATCGAGCGACCCTTTTTCATCGTTCGTGAATGCAAGATCTGCAGAATAATCATCTTCATCATATAGAGAAAACATCATAATGCTCGACGACGCAAACGCTTCACTTGACTGGTTTTCTATTGTCGCATTTATCGTCAGCCACTTTTCTCCAGCTTCTGGCTTGAAATACTCGCTGCCTTTACTAAATCTAGCGCCATTCAATGTAATTTTTACATCACCAATAGATACTGTGTCACCAATTTTATATGTCTCGATTATAACCGGCGGCGCTTCAGTTGCAGCTGCTTCTGGGCTTGGCGCCTCAATTTTTTGTGGTGTTACCTCTGATGCGCATCCAACAAAAAGTATAAGTGATAACGCGACCAATAATGCAGTTGCCTTTTTCATATTACAGCCTCCTTGTAATTTAATATTATCATCTATATCCACATAAGAAATATATAAACATAATTACCAACTATGATTACATTCGCCAATATTCGACAATTGCTAACCATCCTTCCCACCTAGGAACAATGGTCCATACCATTTTGTTGAGCTCAACAAAATGATCAAAAAAAGAACCCCCTGTGAGCCAACACAGAGGGTTCCGGATATCACCTAAGCTTGCGCCCAGAAATGATAGCCCCTTACGGCTTCATTGTATCATTTCTGGCGCTTTTTTGAAACTCGAAAGGAATGATACTTGTGAGAAATCCAAACGGTTATGGGAGCATTCTGAAGCTTTCCGGTAATCGAAGGAAGCCCTTTGGCGTACGGCTCACCAACGGCTGGGACGACGAAGGAAAGCAGCTGTTCAAATACCTTGGTTACTACAAAACACGGCCAGAGGCAATGATCGCGCTTGCTGAGTACAATAAAAACCCCTATGATCTCGATTCCGGCAAGATTACATTCAAAGAACTCTACGAAAAATTTTCAGAAGACAAATATCCGAAGCTTTCGAAATCTAATATAAATGGCTACAAAGCCGCCTACAAGGCGTGCGAAAGTCTTTATGACATAAGGTTCATCGATCTAAGAAAGAGCCATCTGCAGGGCGTCATTGATTCCTGCGGCAAGAATTATCCTACACTGAGAAAGATCAGAGTATTTTTTAACCAAATGTTCAAATATGCCATGGAAAACGATCTGGTCTCCAAAGATTATTCTGACTTCGTCGAGATCCTTCACCACAAAAAAGAAGATAATAATAAGCGAAAGCCATTCAGCGATACAGAAATTAAAAAGCTCTGGGATAACGTCGAGCGAAACGAATACGTTCAGATCATCTTGATGCTGATCTATTCCGGCGTAAGAATATCTGAGCTTCTGGATCTAAAGAAAGAGAATGTCTATATGGACGAAAGATATTTTGATGTAATTGAATCAAAGACCGACGCTGGGATCAGGAAGGTCCCAATTTCAAAAAGGACGCTGCCGTTCTTCCAGTCCTGGATGAATAAAAACGGCTCTGATTATCTGCTGTCGACACCTGACGGCGAGCATTTCCTATATAGGAACTATTATGATGCCTACTGGAAACCATTCATGGAGGAGACAGGAATGGCCCACAGGCCACACGACACGAGGCACACTACGATTTCAATGCTAGCGGCAAAGAACGTTAACCAGACGATCATTAAACGCATTGTGGGGCATTCTGGGGCCATGTCGCTGACCGAAAGAGTTTATACTCACTTTGAGATCAAGCAGCTCTTAGACGCGATAGACCTATTGTAGATTGTCCATATAAACAGCTTATTATTTTTTGTCTATTGCGCGTATATTGCGCGTATATTGCGGCAAGATTTTGAGGTGTTTTTATAGGTTTTTAGAAAAGCAAAAACCCGCAAAACAAGCCGTTTTGCGGGTTTTTAATATTATTCGAATTATCGCTTGGAGAACTGTTCGGTCTTGAAAATGCTACATCACAGTCGTTTTTTGTATCTTACGAGTGTATTTCGGTCACGTTCTTACAAATTCTCACAAACACTTTCCTTCTATTATATATATACAATTAGAGCAATTAAAAAAGACCCCTTTCGGGGTCTCAATAATGATCCGGATCAGCGGCCGGCTCCGCAATCTCATCAAATGTCACAGTAGTCTTTTTAACAGCAAAGTCATACCCGCCAGTAGCCGTCAGCGTCAATAGTAGCGCATTGATCAGCGTGAGAGCAATCGCCTCTAACACCAACTCAGGCCGGACAAAGATCATTAGGTGTACAAGTGCAATGATAAAGACCAGATACTTTGTCGGCAGCTTACTGATCAGCGGCAGCTCTTTGACAAACTGCGTGATCAGCATGATCACAACTATGGATCCTAGGTATGAGGTGACATAGTCCACACTTAAAAAATCGTTAAATTCCATCTATTTTGCCTCCTTCATTTTAATAACAACCGCGGCAAACTCCGCCCATGTGACAACGTCGTCAGGATCATGCCAGGATGTTATGACCTTATCATCCATTAGCTGACGTATTAGTGGTTCACCCCAGTGAGCGGTTTTGACGACTTCAGAGACGTATTTCACGCCTAGCATCTGACACAGGATCGCCGCCTGGGCTTCAGCCAACTTCTTAAGGTTTTCGCTCGATTTCAGCCAAGCTTCATCTTGAGAATTCGAATGAAAGCCGGTTTCGACCAGGAAGATATGCGGACATCCGGCAGCGGCAGCCGCACGGATCACTCCATAATAATCTTGGCCAGGACTCGCCGCGGATCCTTTTGTGAGTGCGCCACGGTTCTGATTACCCATGAGCTGCGCTGACTGGATCGCGATCTCAGCAGCCCATTTCTTGTCGTTTGGCCGTAGCGCAGAATAATACACCTCGCATCCTCTGGCCGATGCCGCACCGGCATTTGAGTGCTGACTTATGAAGCAATCATACCCCTTGGCCATAGTGCCCCTGGCTGTTGTACCTGGGTAAGCATCCTCCGCCCTGGTGAGTGCTGCAGTGATCCCGCACCGGATAAGCGCCGCCTGAAGGTGCTTTGATAGGATCCACATACCGACATGCTCATAATATCCAGTAGGGCCTTTATTCGCGTTCCCTGGACCGTGGCCAGGGTCGATCATTACTCTAATCATGTTACCACGCTCCTGTGTCTTGATCTGTCGGCAGCTGATTTACGCATTCGACTAGGTGTGTAACCGTGCCGTTCCCTCCGAGCGCATGGTATCTGTTATACAGGTTATTGATGTTGTCCCGGTCGTGAATCGGGCAAAAGCCTTCTCTCATGCAGTAATTATGTGCCTGGATTATCCGGTCTCGGAGAAGTGCCTGGAGCCCCATCTTTATGGCGTCGTCTTCCTTTGCTTTAGCTGCAGCTTCTGCTTTTCTATCTTTACGCTCTTTCATGATTGCCTTGTATAATAGTCCGAACCCTAGTGCGATCAGCCCAAAGACGTATTTAATCCAGTATTCTATGACCCATTCAGGCACATTAGTCACCTCGCTAATATAATCGCTTAATACTGCTGCTCGTTTGACCTTTCCCGCTGACTTTCTCAATCAGATCCCGCAGCTGTGGCTTGCCTATGACACCAGCGCTATCTACAGTGAAGCTCGTTGAAAATCCACCGGTCCCAAAACTATGGCTTACCGTAGTGATCAAACCAAGCAGATGCGTACCATCATCCGCGACAATCTCAGCTTCATCACCTGGAATGATATGCGGCCTGAATGGCCCTGAAAACTGCTCGACGATGCCTGAGTACGCCATCCTGGATGCCAGGGCGTCAGCCAGATCCTGAAGCTCAGCGAGCACAGTATCATCCGGCGCTGTGAGATAGAGCGTTTTATTCGGAGCATACGCCCACTCGAACGCATGGAGTACATTTGCATAGGCTCTTATGGTCGTCTCTGGAGTCGTCTCCGTGGCCGATTGTTTCGACTGATAACAAACTCGGCTGTACACGTCATTGTCATCTCTGGTCACGCCGCGGCTGTACAGATCAGATCCGCGGTTGAAGGTGTATTTGCTGTTAAGATCAATGATCGGCTGATAGGTCACGGTTGATCCGGCGATGATCTGGCCATCGAGTGTTTCTCTGGCAATCCAGTTGACTGAGTTCTGAATCATGCCAAGGAATGCAGTCAACTTGTCCATGTCAGGTGAAAACTCAAAACCAGGCGACCAAGGATCATCACCAACCGATGGTTGCACATCATAATCAGTAATCCCGGCAGCGGTAAGATATGCTTCGAGCACGTCACTAAATGGTAATGGCAAGTAGGTGTTATCTTCATCCAGCGTCTGATCTTTAAGCAACTTACCGCTGATATTCCGACAATCTACCGTGATGGTTTCACCAGCTGCTGTCATGTCAACCCGGTCAACAAAGAAAACTCCCATCGGGTATTCATCAGAGTCTCCCGCAGTGAAGAACAGCTCAATCTTATTGCCTGGCGTCATGCGGCTGTTTGTCTCTCCGCTTAGATGCTGAGATGGATTCTTAAACGTGAAGCTCGCACTTGCCACAATGTTGTCCAGATCCATCCGGATCTCACCAGACTCAAGATAGTTGGTGATGTCGTTGATCGCATCCCAGATCGCGAAGCGCTGCCGCTCCGGCGTTATGACCGTATCACCATCCATTACAGCGTCCTGATGCCAGGCACCAAACATGCCTACGCGCGGGACGTTTTTCATGCGGTAAAGGCTAAGTGATTTGTCCCTCGTAGCGATAAAAGCATCACCAAAGACAGGCGTCGCCCAGGGTACATCACCCGGAACTGGCGTCCATTTCTGTGCTTTAAGTCTTCCGGCATCCACTGCAAACAGATACACGCTGTTATCAGGCAAATGAATAGCAGCGGGATTTACCCCGCTGCCTAAATTTGCGCTATGCTCAAAATGAAGTTCCATTATTCATCACTCCCTCGATGCATGCACGCTTATTCTTTTCCCCAATATGTGTATCCGCCACCGCCTTTATACCATCCTTGCCAGTGGATCTTACCTGTTCCAGTGACGGTTTTGACGTTGAATGAAGTAATCTGAAATCCGAGCGGTGTCCAGGTTAAAGCTGGTAGAAATATTTCCTTTTCTGAATCGTTTGCTTTGATGACACAGTCAACCGTCGGATAGATGAGCATTTGACGGATCATGTCATCCGGCGCAACAGCCGTTTCGAGATATGCGTCTGTTACATCAACACTTCCTGCATCATACTCGTAAAAAAGAGTTGCGTGGTTAGCGTATGCTTTTGGCATTAATTCACCTCATTTCTTAAACTTGAGTCACAACAAAAGTGACATCAGTGATTCCGGCGGTTATATTTTCCTCAGCATAAGCTGATCTGTAATTGACTTTTGAAACCGAAAACAACGGAACAATTGATGCTAAAATTCTGTGGTAATTTCCTGTACCATCCCATGGCTGCGGTTCGGTATTACGACGTTTATTGATAAAACTTGAAAGCAGATGAAATGAAAACATCTATTCATCTCCTTCCAAAGCTTCCTCAACAATTTCTGGCTCAATTATTTCATACTGTGCCGCAACATGCTCCATTTTGCACGATGGACAAGCGACCGTTTCCTGTGCTGTTTCAAATCCAAATAATTGACCACATTTGCAAATGATAACACCTTTTATCATTCAATCCACCTCCTATACCGGCTCGCCGAACTGAATGCTGAAGCCAACGTCGATGACATACTGATCGGTTTTGTGGACGCCGTCCACGGTGTAGTCTGCGGTAATTGCGACGCCTGCGGCTGGGGCTGTGTCAAATATGATTTTGATGTTACGTGTTTCAAGATCTGCTGCATAAGCATTGCCTGTATGCGGTAGTATAAAGCATCTTTTAGCAATAGGATCAATATCAAATCCACGTAAATTAGAGTCAGTTCCATACGTAAGTACGTATTTTATCCATTCGAGTCCATCCCAGTAATATACGACAAAATTATCCGTTGCCACCAGATAAATCATCGCCGCAACCCCAAGGGTCACTGAAACTCTTGACATCGTACCATGTGGTGCAGTTGGTGCAGCAGACGGATCAGCTCTCTTAACCCATGCGGTTCCAGACCAATCATGACCTTCGAAATAAGGCGTTGATCCTTTTGAAAACATAACGTTTCCGACATCATCCACACTACAATCGATTATATTGGTCGCGGTAATATTTCCTCTGAATATCCAATCGCTACCGACAAGATCATAAACCCACACAAGATTATTTGCCGCTAATGCCAGCACAGTCTCGTTTGGACTCAGGGATATCCATTTTGTGTCTGATACAGGTTGCGTAGGCAATGCAGATCTTTTAATCCATTCAGTTCCAGACCAATCGTAGATTGCGAGGTATCCGTTAGAAGACCCTCCTATATATAAGACATTGCCATCATTAGATAAGGCTAACCCACTTGCATATCCAGGTGCTGACGGAGGATTTCCCCTTGAAATCCAATTTTGTCCAACGCGCTCAAAAGTGGTTACAGCAGGGGCGCTTGTAGAGAAAGCTACAACATTCCCATTACCAGAAATGGCCGTAGCATAACCAGACGAGGCACTCGGTACATTGAACCCGCTTACTAGCGTACCATCATAGTCATAATAGATAGATTGAAAAGGAGCTGACGGGCTAAGCACTGACATAACATTCGCATTTTTAGCAC